TCATTCTGCCGACGGCTGTAGAGCCGCCACAAAATCAGCCGGTAGGTTGCAGGCTTGGGCCACACCAACAAAGCCAGCGACTGCCTCAGGCGGCACGGTGACGGCTTGGCCGATGGCGGCCCATGTGGTGGCAAAATCTTGATGCTCGCCCTGCTCAGCGCGGAGCAGCGCAGCCGCCAAGGCGCCAGCGGCCACCGGGGCGGCCTGGTAGGCGTCGGCCATGACCGAATTGAGACTGGCCGATCCCAGCGCCGTAGCCTTGAACTGAGCCCAATCGGGACTGGGTGGCGGTGGTGGTAGTGGTGTCACCTCCCACGGCTCCCATGCGCTGGCCTTGGGGTTTCCCGCCGCCTGCCATGCGGCATAAAGCTCTGCGGGGATCTCCCGGATCTCGGCTGTGACGACGCTGCGATAAGCGGCCATCAGTAAAAGACCCTCGGATGGTCGACAACGGTGGCGCCGTTGTTGTTGGTGATAGCCAAGCCACCGCGCACGTCCTGAAGGTCACGAATCAGAGGGGCATAAAAAGCCAGTGACTGAGGTCGGACTTGATTGGGAGATGCGCCAGCGTTCAGAGACAAAATCTCGTCGGCTGTTAGTGCAGCTGTCCAGATTGCCGCCTCAGCTACTCTGGCGTTCATAAAAAGCGAGGTGCTTGCCCTTGCTAAGGCGCCAATACTGACCCCCGTAAGCGTTCCCGATGGCGTCTCTGCAACTGTGTTTGTGGCGGACCCGCCTCCGTTAAGGTAAGCCGTTCTGGACGCTGTACCGGAGAACACGACTGCGGCATGATTCCATTGGCCCGTCGTGTATGTAGTGGTCGTAAACGCTTCGGGGACTGCGCTTGCCCCTCGCCTACTTGCTCCGACTTTGCTTGTGTTGCATCTAATTCCAAGAAATTGTCCGGTTGCGCTGCTATTAGAAGCGGCGGCCATTAAAAAATTGTTTGAACCTGAATCGTTTGGGTAGAACCAGCAAGCCATTGTGACCGGCTCAGCGTTTGGTATCGGAGAACTTGAAGCAAGTAAATACTGAGTGGTGCCATTGAATGAATACGCCATTACGCCACTCCTCGTACTTCAACAGCAACTAACTGGGCATCCCCAGCCATCGTGTCGTTCGTAGCATCGGCGGCCTTCCTGTTAATCCGCAGCCTGAACCGATCCCCAGCGGCGATGCCGTCAATGGTTGTAACAGTGATCTGTGCAACCGTCTCAATGCCGCTTGTGGCGTTGGCTGCACTGGTAACTTCCACCGCCGTGTCGAATGAATCGGCGTCCAAGTCGGTGCCGAAGTCCTCAAAGGATGCGGCCCATCGGACGTTGCCGGTCGTCGCGGTGTCTGCCATCCACCAGATTTTGACGATCAGGCCGCTGGCCAGGTTTGCGGCTTCGGGTATGACCCCAACAAACGTCGAGGACTCCTCGGTGGCTGCGTCAAACTCCAGCGCCATCACGCTGTTGCGTGTGTCGATTGTGGCGTAATTGGTGGCCGGTGGCTGATTGTCTCTGGGAGTGAATGTGGCGAATGTCTTGGTGCCGCTGCCGCCTCCTCCACCGCCAGTTGCCGCCAGTACGCCGCCAGTTAGTGTCAGGTTGGCGCCAATGCTGATCTCCTCGACCGCACCCGTAGTTGCTGTGGTTCGACCCAGCAGGCGTGCCGTCGCCATGGTCAGGCCGCTGCTGCCGATGGCGCCAGCGGTGGCCTTTGCAGCGTCGTTGCCGTTCAGCTTTCCGATTGCCTGCAGGATTGTGTCCGTGGCTGCGACCGTTCCGGTGGTGGAGCTGTAGCCGGTCAGCACGGCAGAGATTGGCGCCGTGCCGCTGCTGGCTGCCGTGAGCCTGCCTGCGGTGTCAACGGTGAAGCTGCCGTAGCTGTAGCTGCCAGCGGTGACGGCGGTGGTCGCCAGGGCCAGTGCCCCAGCGCTCAGGCTCAGGCCGCCGCTAACGGTGATCTCCTCCGGCGCTCCAGTGGCGGCCGTGGTGCGACCCACAATGCGGGCCGTCGCCATGGTGAGGCCTGACCCGGTGATGGCGCCAGCGGTGGCCTTTGCAGCGTCGTTGCCGTTGAGCTTCTGAATCGCCGTCAGGATCGAGTCGGTTGCGGCGATGGTCCCAGCGCCGCTGGTGTACCCGGTCAGCAGCGGCAGGTCCGCCACCACCAGGGCGCGGAAGGCCGGAGCGGCCGCCACACCCGTGGTTGGCCCAGCCCAGACGAGGTTGGCGCTCTGCGTGGCCAGGGTGGCGGTGAGCGTGCCGGTGGCGGTGACTGGGGAGCCGGTCACCGAGAACAGACCGGGGGGAAGGCTCAGGCCTACCGATGTGACCGTGCCGGAGCCGCCGCCGCCAGCGCCGGTGTCACCGCGGGGGATGGTGAAGTTGAAAATGGCAGCCGAACTGGTGCCGGCGTTGGTGATGATGGCGGATGTGCCCGCGGCGCCAGTCGTGACCGTGCCGACCGCCACCGTTGCAGCTGTGCCGTTCGCGCCGTTCGTTCCGTTGGTCCCGTTCGTCCCCGCGTCGCCTCGGGGGATGGCGAAGGCCAGCACGGCGGCGGAGCTGGTGCCGGTGTTCGTGACCGTTGCTGACGATCCCGCAGCGCCTGTGGTCACCGTGCCAACGCTGACGGTTGCAGCGGTTCCGTTCGTCCCGTTGGCCCCGTTGGCGCCTGGCGCGCCGATCAGTGCAACGCCAGAGCCCCACGCGCCGGCCGTCTTGGGGCCATACAGGCGCGTGGCGGCAGTGTCTAGGTAGATGTCACCGTTGACGCCCAGGGCGCTGCTGGGGGCGCCGCTGCCGCTGAGGATGGTGTTGCCGCCGCCGCCGCTGCCGGTGGAGAAGTAGCTCAGCGCGCTCCAGGCCGTGGCGCCATCGCCAATCTTCAGTTTCCTGGCATCAGTCTCAAATCCCCATTCACCCTGCAGCAGGACGGGATTAGCTGCCGTCCAGTTCGCCGCCGTGTCGCGGCGGATGACGATGCGGGCCGGGATTGTTTGGCTCATGCCCCACCACCGTCGTAGAGAGTTCCGGAGGCAAGCGCGGCGCCACCGTCAAGGATGTAATCAATCGCGGGATCTGGGTCCATCTTCACCAGCGGCACCCGGCAGAAGCTGCCGTCGTCGAAGCGCTGCGGCTGGGTTTCAACCTTGTAGCTGGTTCCATCAACCGTCACCAGGTCGCCATAGCTCAGGCTGCCGAAGGTGGCTGTGGGCACGGTCAGCAGCAGATCGATCACGGTGATCTCGCCGCCGAGGATGATCTCGGAGTTTTGGTCCAGCACCCCCAGGCCGCTCACCGCGCCAGCCGTCACCGCCACGCCGAAGTCGGCGAGGAACGGATCGAGCGACTCGGTGAAAGCCATCAAGTTGGCTCCTTTGCTTTGCGAGTCGGCTTGGCTTCAGGCAGCTCGGTGGTGGCGCGGCCCAGGCGCACCAGGATCGCCGCGTCGTCGTCGGACACGTCTTGAACGGTGCCGGCCTCCAGGTGGGTGCCGCTGGCCAGGGTGTTGTGAAGGAGAAGGATCTTCATAGGGGAAAGGGGCGGCAATGCCGCCCCGGTCAGGGTTGGGAGCCTGAGCCCTTATCAGCTGGTCGTCACGTCGAGGCAGGCAGCGAAGCACTTGGGATCGCGCACCGCCACGTCGTAGGTCACGATGCCCCGGACGCTGGTGAGCGCCTTGGAGAAGTCATCGCTGTCTTCGCCCACGGTGATCTCGAGGCCGTTACCCCAGAGGCCAAGGATGGCCTGGCTGTAGTCGCCGAGCAGCACCGCCGAGCAAACACCAGAGCTGGTGCCTTTGGTGAGGTTGCTGGGCACTTGGTTGGTGACATAAACGCCATAGCCGTTCACCACCGAAGGGGTGGAGCCGCGGCCAATGGCCAGCAGGTTGTCGTTCACCAAGAAGGGGCCGTCGGTGGTAGTAGAACCACCAGCGCGCAGCTTCTTCAGGTTGCCCATCACCTTGGCGTTGGTGATGTAGTTGACCGAGTTGCGATCGATGGGCGCGTTAACCGTCGTCAGCGCGGTTTCCAGGTTGACCAGGGTTTCCATGGTGATCGCACCGCCGTTGGTGCCAATCGCCACCGAACCGATGCCGCTGGTGCCCATGATCCCCAGAGGCTGGCCGGATGCACCGGAGCCGTTGAGGATGCCCAGGTCCATGGCAACGTTGATGCCGTCAATAATGTCAGTCCTGACAAGATTTTCAATCCCCGGCGTGGCCTGAAGCAAAGTTTGCCGGGAATACTTAGACAGAGCGGCTAAGTTCTTCGGCGAGAGAGTTACTTGGTCAAAAGTGCTCTCACTTTGCGTTATGGCCGTCACCTGGCTTGAGAGGTGGTAGGTCGAAGCCACACCAGAGCGGCGGGGAATCGCCACGTTGCCCTGCAGGCCGGGCATGGTGCGAACACCAGCGGCGAGCATCACACTGCGGTTGCGCAAGAATTCAATAAAATCCTGGTCGAGTAAATCGGTTTGCACCAGGTTGCCGCCTGTCGTACTGCCCGAAGTGACGTAAGTGGCCCGGGTGAGAGCAGAGAAGGGAATGAAGAAAGCCCGCTCAGCCGAAGGGGCGCGGCCCATCGACTTCTGCACCTCGGCGCTCATCTCGCGCACCAGGCCGGCTTCGTAGGAGCTCCAATCACCAGACAGAGCAGCACGGATGCCGGCGGTGATGTTGAAGCGGCCAGCGTCTCGCTGGTCCATCTCGACCGGCTTGACGGTTTCAACTGGCTTGGCGCTGATCTTGTCGAGCACCGCGGCGCGGGC